CTTCAGGGTCATTATCAACGTATACATTAGCTGTTCTTGCTTTATCAAAATTAGCCACTGCCGCATAATCACCCATAGCTTCTAACTCGTCCCTTAAAGCCATTTGTTCGGCGTGAGTTTTTTTTCTTGTAAATGTACCGTCAGCAGTTGTCTCTTCTACATCAGCGTACATTTCAGCAAATATTTCATCTACACGTTTGTTTCTTTGATATTCAGCTTCTTGCCTATCATTAATTATTAAATTTCTTCTTTTCTTAGTAAGCTCATCTTGTATCGCAATAATATCTTTTGATTTTCTTGAATTTAAAGTTCCAATAGCAGAGCCGTTTTTAGAATAGCCCAAATTACTATTTAAAAGAATATCTGCTCTATCTAAATCATCTTCTGTTTTTGCATTAGCAATGATGTCAAGCACACTTCTTTTAACGATTGCTAAAGTTTCTGCATTAGTATGCAACACGTTTGGATTACCAGAACCATCACTATTAGGAACTATTGGTTGCAAACTTTTAATAAAATCTGGTAACTCTGTTTTTAAACTTTCCGTAGGAATGTCATCTAACAATCCTACACCATCTGTAATTTTCTTTTCAGTGTTATAAGCCGCTCTATTTTCAGCATCTATTAACGCATCTTTAGCTCTGTATTTATTAAATTGTGTTGTAAAACCTAATAATGTGGCACTGTCCATAGCTTTAGTGTCAGGCATAAAATCTTTATAGAAAACATCTAAAGTCATCTCTTGATTTCTAATGTCGTATTTATCTTTATTGGTTTCTATTTCTTTAATAACTTCGTGTGCTTTTACTCTACCTGCATGATAGTTTGTAGTTGCATCAATGTATTTACCTGTAAGCTCTGGGTGTTTACCTTTAATAATTTCAGCTTGTATTGTTTCAAAAGATTTACCATTTGCATATAGCTCATCTATCTTTGCAATAGCTTTATCTTTTTTTCTATCAATTCTTAAATTTTCTGCTTCACCAATTTTGTATCCTGCATTTACTAATGATTTTGCTAATCCATCAACACTACTGCCCGTTGAGACATATCCTGCGTTTGCCGCACCATAATATTTGTTTGTTCCTTGTCTTTGATATTTAGCCATTCTTTTTTGCCTCTTTTCTATCTAAATCTCGTTGATAACCACCATTAGCCGCAGTAGCCACTTCTAGCATTAATCCAGTTCTTGATGGGTCTGTAGGTGGTTTTAAACTGTTATAAGTTTTAACTTGATTAGCGTATGCTTCTGTTTGTTGATTTTGAAATAATTGAATATCTTTTTCGTAACCACTTGTTATATCAATCCAATCTTCATCATACATAGCTCCAATAGATTGTACAATTTTAGTATCGTTAGCATTTCCTAAATTAATTTTTTGTGCAATTTCTCTGTCTCTTTCAGCTTTAGTTCTCATTTCAGCTTTAGTTTTTTCCATGTCTGCATTAATTTTTTCTTGGTCAATTTTAACCATGTCATGCAGGTATGCCTTATCAGCATTACTTCTTGTGGTATCTTGGTCTCTTCTTATAGCGGCATTATCTACTTTTTGTTGTCTATAAGAAACAACTGCTCCTGCTACTTGAAGTGCCGCTTGAATATCACACATTAATTATTTACCTCTTTCATCATTAATAAAAATGGCATCTTTCCAATACCAAAATCTCCTATTTTATTTTTTGGTTCAAATCCTAAAAATTGTAACCATTTTAAACTTTTCCAATTTCTTTCATCTACAAAATTGTAAACGTATTCATAACCTTCACTCATTTCGTCTACCCATTTAGGACATTCTTTTATAAATTGTTTAGTATGTTTAAATAAAGTTTCACTAGACAATAACCAAACAACTCCAAATCCTTTTTCTGAAGACGGTACAGAACCAAACATACCAATGACACCTTCAGATGTTGTTCCTATAATAGAGTAAATTTTTCCTTCTTGAGTAAAAGGAGTAACAAGAGCTTCTAAAGGTGATACACCGTTGGAAGCCATTATTTCTTGTCTGTCACCTATTCTTATTTTAGGTGCTAACTCTAACGCATCTTTTAATTCTGCTTTTCTAACGTAATTTTCTTTCATTAAATCCTTCTTGCTCTGTTATGATAATAACCTTCAACTTCTGCCCCTGCGATATACATAGGCAAGTGAGATGAGGATTTTATATTTAAAGTAAAATCTGTATTTTTACATTGAACAGGCACTCTTAAAGTTCCTGTCGCAATAGCAGGTTGTCCTACAATAGATGTAGATGTCCCAATAATATAACCATTCATAATTGCTGTAGATGTGTTTCTATTAGTTGGTGTAACCTCAACTTGAAAGTATCCACTATTTTCAAAATTAAATGATATGTTTCTTATTTGGTATCTTCCTGAAGTAACTGCTATTAATCCTCTTCCTGTATTTTCTCTTACATACTGAGTAGACATTGTGTACTTACTTTCATAAGGTAGTCCTATGAACAACGCTGTGTGGTCTCCTTCAATAGTATAAGTTGAACCTGAAGTGTTGGTTGCAGTGTAATTATTACCGTTGGTTTTATCTACTGCAATTAATCCTGTTTTTGCACCATAAGGTGATACAAATGTTGTTAAATCTGTAGCACTGTCATACGTTCCTGTAACAGAAGTTTTAAGGTCAATGTAAACTCCATGACCTATTGTTGTATCTTTTAAATTTCTTAAATCTATTTTTAATAATTTTGTTGTAGTGCCTTCTGAAGCTAAGACATAAATAAAACTTTCTAATGACATAGCACCAATAATTTTTACACCTTCAAATGTCCATTTAGACCATGCGTTTTGAACTTTCTCTCCACCGTCAAAAAAGTATTTATAGATATACATTGTGTTAGCGTATGTTGTAGACACTGTGCCACTATAAGGTGCTGTTTGAGTATCTGCTGTATCTGAAGTTAAAAATATTAATGTGTCTTCAGTAGTGTTACTAATGATTTGATAGCAATTAGTAGGTATTAAATTTCCTACTGACACCGTAATATCTAGTCCATCATTTGTTAATGTATCATCATCTGCAAAATATTCTCTTATTGCAGTATTGTTTGTTCTTGCTTGTGCAAAATATGCAAACTTACCTGCTGATACTGGTGTAACTTTATCATCATGTTCAAATGAAGATACTTGATTAAGTATTGCTGAAGTTGGTGAAATAGTTTCACCTGAACTATCTAGTTTGTATTGTGCAGTGTCAGAAAATAATAATAAACTTTCATTAAATCCAACAGAGTTTTTAAGTGTATTAACTTCTGTACCTGAAGCCGCAATATCAATGGGGTCTGTATCTAAAACTTGTGTTGATGTTGTAGCAAAATAATTAAAGAAAGAAGCATTTTCTGTTAATACTAAATTTTCTCCTGATAGTATTCCTAATCTATTTTTATAATAAGTTAAGTTATTTACTTTTTTACCAACAAAAGTTGGGTCAGGGTTTGTATCAGCGTCTCCGCATACTCTATCTGTCCAATCTAATTCTTGAAATGTAAAAGTTCCATCATTGTTATTAATCAATGCGTGTGGCATTGTAGAATTATCTAAACCAATAGAGGTAGCAGGTGCAATAGTTTCATTCCATACACCAGACTTTCCTGAAAATTTTACATAGTAATCTGAAAGTGTATCACCTTCTTCTCCAGTAATTTTTATTATTACTCCTTCTTTTCCATAAAAAGGTAATTTACTAAAATCTTGTATTTCATCTCTTATAGAATACATGGCTGTGTTACCAGAACCATCTGAAGTAGTTATTTCATAGTTAGCGTTTTGGTCGGTAGGTTTTCCATAGATTACACTGTCGTATGCTTCAAAAGTAAAATATGACGTAAACCCAGAATAATTTGCTAAACCTTGTGTTGTTGACACAGACGCATTCGTATCTGTTCTTCTAACATTAAATCCAATACCATCTGCGGCACTGTCCCAATGTGTACTTGATGTACCATATAAAAGAATATCTGTTATTTTATTTGTATCTCTAAATTTACTATCGGTGGACGCATCATTACCTGAAGGTAATTGAAAGACTACTTCTAGTTCTTGTGCCATTGATGGGTGTTTCAATGCAACTTTATATTCTCTACCGTAGTTTGTTAATTTACAAACAATTAAAAACTCTTCTACTTTAGCCGCAGACGTTGTGCTATCAGCCGCAACTGTAGTTCCTGTGTTAGCTACAAATGTATAATCTGCTATGTTAACTAATTTAAAATTTTCTCTAGGGTTTGTAGAAGTTAAATAACCTGACCCACTTGCTACTGTAACTGTTTTTTCTGTACCATCTAAACCAAATACTTTTACCCCACCATTATATAATGCCACGATATATTGATTGTCAGCATCTCTTTGTATTTGCCAAAATTTTGTTTTGTTAGAATAAATATTACTGTTGTCTAATGTTGCTACAAAATCTAAAGGAGGTCTTTTTGATAAACCATCTACTAATCCGTTTTGTAAATTTATCTGGTCTTCTCCTTGATTAATACCTCTTTGTGTTGGTGTCTGTTGAGACATGCCATTTAAGAAGTTAGGAATAGATTGTGAAACAACACTTCCCATTTTTAATAAGTCCTTCTAGTAGTTCTGTGAATAATAGAAAATGTATTGCTGTCCCCTTCAAGAATATTGACATCAGCTTCTTGGCTATCAGCTTGATGAAATGCCATTAATGCTTCATTTTCATCTTGACCAATTAATTGTGTAATTTCTTTATCGCCAATAAATCTAGCCGCAAATCTTCTTGCCGCTTTCATTGTAATGTATTGTCTTGCGTATTCTGGTAAATCTTCAAATTGTTGTACTAGAACTAAATCAACTGAATTTGGAGCTGAAGTAAAAACATCAGTATGATTATCCATATCATATAGAAAACCACTTCTTATTGTATAATTATATTGTCTATAGTGTGCATTAGCATCTGCTTTTACACAGTTAGACGGAAGCGGAACTTTGCTATCACTATCTAAAGATAAAGATTTATAATTGGTATGTGTGTTGAAATTCCACCCTTGAGATTGGATAGACATAGATGTTTCGTTAAGAATATTTTTTGCTGTACTTACATCAACTGTTGTAGTGCCTGTAATACTATTGACTGGAGCTTCTCCAATCGTAGAAAGCATTGTGTTAACAGCTTGTAATTCGGTTGTGGGTGTTATTTGTGTTGCCATCTATCCTCTATGTTAAATTTTGTGTGAGAACACTGGGCGGATTGTCAGTGTTAATCTCCGCCCAATGTAAGTAAAGAGGGACTATGCCGCTTCTTTAATTCCGACTGCCGCTTCTGGTCTTAATACACCATGACCCATGCTGTATTTAGCTACCATTAACGTACCTTGTCTTCTAATGTCGTACTCTTTTTCAACAGCTAAATCCATTAGCTTAACAGTTCCGACTGCTGAAGGGTGAGATACAAGAGCAACAAAGTTTGATAGGTCAACTGCTTGAGGAGTTGAACCACCATTAGTTGCTGAACCTGCGTCTGTACCTGAAGTTACATTAGAGTTAACAAAGTGTGCCACAGGTACTAATTCAATACCTGCAATTTTGTGAACTTTACCTTCAGCGATTGAACCGTTACCACTGAAATCAACATTCACTGCATTTGTAGCGTTTGCTAATTTGTAGTATTCTTCTAATCTCATAAAGCATTTTCTGCCTTCTGAAGGAACATAGTTAGCATCAAGTTCTTTAGCCGCCGCAAAGATTGCATCAATCATTGCATTAGCCGCAGTAGCATCTGTTGCAGATGCAATACCTGTGTTAACTATATTAGTTGTAGCGTCTCCACCAGTGATACTTGCACTAGCTAAAGATGCTTGACCAATAGTTTGTAAGATGTGCTTATCTTTTTGAAAAGCCAATGCTCTACCAATTTCAGTAGAGTAAGCTGACCTTACGTCCCAGTGGTTTTTTGCTTCTTCGATATTCGATACGAATACTGAAGATATTAAAAGGTCATTAATTGTAATAACCTTTTCGTTGTGGTTAATATCTGAACCTGTAATTTCAGTACCAACTGCGTGATATGAAGCACCAATTCTTCCCATTACTGGAAAAGTTGCTGACTTCCCATTACTGATACTTCTAACCATATCAGCACCCTCTGTTTTTGAAGCTCTGTCAAATGAAGTAATAACTTCACCTGCGAATACTTTTAAAAACAAAGCGTCATCACGAGTTGCACCAGAATTAGCATTTCCAAATTTAACTGGACTTGCGTTTGCCATAGTGTTCTCCTTGTTTATTTATGACGTTTATTGATAAAAGCCTCTTCAATTCAGTTATTTAGTCAAGATTGTCCCTCGCAAGGGGTCAAGTTATTTGGCTAAATTGTTGATGGCAGTTGCCACACATTAGTGTTGCACAACTATGTTTTTTTAGAAAAGCCTTTTTTCATCTTTGCATAGGCTTTTACACTTATTGTACTTTTTGATTTTGGACGAGAAGTACCTGCTCGTTTTCTTTTATTAAGATTATTATATAAAGAATTTTTCATAATTTTATAAATCCGAGTTAGCTAATTTTTCTTTTACTAATGCTTGATACGCAGGGTCTTTAGAATATCTTTCATCACCCATAGCTCTTGTAACTTCAGCCCATGAAGCATAACCTTTTTCACCTGACACTGTTCCTTTGCCTTCAAGTAAATTTGGTTCGTTACCATTAGCTTTTTCAAATTTAGCTTTTAATCCTACGACAGCTAACTTTGCTGTTTCAATATCTTTAGAATTGACTGCTGTGTTGTATGCAGATTTTTCTTCCTCAGACATATTTTCTGCCGCCCAGTTAGACATCTCAGTATAAGCATCTGCACCACCCACCATATTTTTGATAGATGTTGCTTGTTGGTCAGCTATTGCTTTTTGACCTTCAATAAACTGATTTACATAATCTTTAGGTATCCCTGCTTTTTCTAATGCTTCGTAAGATTTTACATCTAACTCACCTTTTTCAGCATACTCAGACGCAAGAGTGTCCATGTTTAACCCTGCGGTTTCAACTGCTTTTTCAGCTATATCTAAATCTGAATTAGTATCTTTAGATATTTCCGTTTCTTTAGGTTGACTGTCACCAAGTTTCTTTTCTAATTCCTGATATGATTTTGCCAAGTCTTCTACTGATTTAAACTTTTCTGGCAAACCTTCAGGTTTACTTTGTGTAACATTTTCCTCTACTGGCTTTTCGCTAGTAGTCTCTTCTTGTTTTATTTCTACTGTTTCTACCATTTGTTATTTTCCTTATTGTGGTTTAGATAAATTATTGGCAACTTGAGGAATTGCTTTCTCTGCCATTTGCATCATCTGGTCATTTTCCATTTGCTCTTGTTGAGCCGCTTGTTCTTGTGCGAGTTGTTCTTCTGATTTTAATAGACCATCTGTATCTATACCTAAACCAATAGCGATACGTTTGATTAAATCATCTGGGTTTAACGCCTGAACAACTTGTGGATTTATCTGTGCAAGATTTCCTATCTCTGCAACAAATTCTCTTAATTTTTGTAAATCATTTCCTCTACCTAATGCTTCTATACCAGTAATAATAGTTGGTTGGACAGTTCCTTTAGGTAGTTTTGGTATTTCATTTGATTGTTCCATTCTTTTCATAAGAATAGAAACTAACGGTAATTGAAATTCTTGTGATAGTAATGAATATATACCACCCATAGCAGTTTCTAATTGTTCTGCCATGTATCTAATTTCCTGTGCTGTAACTCTTTCAGCATCTCTTTGTATTGCTGTGTGTAGTAAAAATGCGTAAGACATTCTTTCTTCTAATTTTGCAATACTTCTTTCAACTACTTGTAAATCATATTGTTTTTGTGCTTGTAAAACGGTTACGTCTTCTGCTGTTCCAGTAATAATGTCACCATTTCTAGTCATAGCTAAATCTTTTTTTCTAGTAACAGAGTTAGGTCTAACCATGAAAACAACTTTAGATGATGCCGCCGCACTTTCTACAAGTGCTTGTGATAAACCTTCTAAAGATTTTAAATCACCAATAAATTCTTCTACATACCCTCTACCATAATCTTCATTATCAACTCTAACCATTCTTAGAGCTTGGTAAGGCATTCTTTCTTTTTTAAATGTACCTTGACTTTCGGGAATTTTAATACCGTTTACTTCTTGGCAAACATAAAACTCATCATCATTTAATTTATAAATATGTGTGTATAATTCTATATCTTCATCTGATTTATAATCAGGGTCAGATATAACTTGTGCTACTACTTCTTTTCCTAAAGATAAAATACTTGCTTTTTCACAAATCACTATTTCTAAAATATTACCTGAAGCATCTCTTCTAACTACATATTGAGAAATTGGAAACACTCTCATGCTTCCTTTTTTTGGTAAATAAGTTAAAACATTTCCTGCAACAATTAAATGTTTAAGTGCTTCAAATACTGAAACTCTTAAAGCAAGTTGTTCAATTTTGTTTGATACTTCTTTTTCGATAACTGACAAAGATTTCTCTATGTCTGTTTTCATTTCTTTATTTTCTTCTAATTCTTTTTTAGCGTCACCTGCAATAGATAATCTAAAAAATGGGGAGTTTGGGGGAAGTAGAAGTAAAAGAAGTTTACTTGCTAGATTGTTGACACCTCTTGCACCAACTGATTGGAATGGATTATATAAATCACTTGAAGATGTAAAACCTTCAGGTTTAATTAATGAGGGTATAGTAAGCTCACTACACTCTTCGGCTCTATCTAAATAATGTTCTCTTTCTGTAAGTAGTTTATTGTATCGTTCTTTAGCTGTATTTGCTTTCTGTAAACTACCTGCATATTCCATTTATTATAGACTTGAGTTAGTAGCGATATTTAAACCTGAAGAAGTATTCAAAGCACTTGTGCCTGATTTCTTTTTCTTCTTCTTTTTAATATCTAACTCTTGTTCATTTGCCGTAACAAGCTCTGGTGCAGTTTGTTCACCCACAGTTTGTGAAGTGTTAACTGGCGTTGGAGCAGGTTTAGGTGGTGGTGGCATTTTTGGTCTTGAGCCGCACATATTAGTTATCCCTCTCTTTTAGTGTGTTAATAAAATTTACAACGTCCCTTTGACCTGCTTTAAAATAAATAGTTTTAGTATCATCTTTTAAATCAGGTGATTTTTCAGGGTAAACTTTGTTTAATAACTCTATTAAGTCATTAACATTTTCAGGTAGAACTAAATCTTCCATTACGTTTTTCATCTAAAAGTGTAAGGTTAGTCCCAAAGATTACCTGTTACAGTACCTTTGTTGTATTCTGTGGCTCTATTTTCAAAGAAATTAGCATGTTCTACACCATTTAAAACCCAATCTAACCACGCTAAAGGATTAGTTTTAACACCATAATTAGGTTTTAAAGACAGTTGAAGCAATCTTCTATCTGCAATATATCGAATATATTGTTTTACTTCCTCTGCTTTAAGTCCTCTAATACCACCCATTGTAAATGCTAAATCTATAAACTTATCTTCTAAATCAACCATGTCTCTAGCTGTTTGATAGATACTTGCTTTAAATTTTTCTGTCCAAATATTCGGGTTTTCTTTTATTAATTGATGAAACAATTTAATCATGCTTTCAACATGGTGTGTCTCATCTCTGATAGACCAAGTCACGATTTGGCACATGCCTTTCATACGTCCATATCTTTGGAAGTTAAGTAGCATTGCAAACGAAGCAAATAATTGCAGTCCTTCACCAAAAGCAGAAAAACATGCTATCTCTTTAGCTAATCCTTCTAGTCCTTTGCCTTTAGATGCAAACAAATATTCATGTTTATCGGACATCTCTTTGTATTCTTGAAATGCTTTGTATTCTTTATCAGGTAAACCAATAGTATCATTTAACAATGAATAACTATGTGCATGATTAGCTTCACTTGTAGCTATAGCAGACAGCATCATTCTAACTTCTGGTGCTTTAAATTGTGGAATATATTTATCTAAATATGCTTGAGCAATATCTACATCTCCTTGAGTAAAAAACTTTAAGATTTGTCCTATTAAGTTTTTTTCTTCTACAGTTAATCGTTCATTCCAATCTCTTACGTCTTCATGCAATGGAACTTCACTAGGTAGCCAGTGCATTTTTTGTTGCATATCGTATGATTGAAAAGCCCAATCGTAATCAAACGGTTTGTAGTATGCTCTTTTTTTAAATAAACTCATCTTAATAATTCTATTCCTTCTATTATAATTATAACTAACAATTCTACTGCTAAGACCGTGTGGTACACAGTCCATAATACGGATTGTTTTGGTTTTCTTTTAGTTCTTTTTTTTCTTCTTGGTTTGTCTATGTCATCAAATATTGTACTGTATGTCATATCATTGCTCCCACAAGTAAGCCTAATAAAAAACCTACCCATGCACCTGCAATACCTTCACGGTAATACAAAGATAGTGCATTAAGTTCTGCTAGTAATTTTTTCATATTATATTATTCACACGCCAAGCAATCAGCTTCAGGTATGATTGTCCTTTCTACTTTTTTTGATAATAACTCTGCACGTTTAATTGCTTCACTTCTGCAATAGTACAGTGTTTTAATTTTCTTTTTCCATGCCAACATGTGTATGTCATGGAGTTCTTTAATATTAACATCAGCAGGAACAAAAACATTTATTGATTGAGCTTGGCATATATATTGCTGTCTATCAGCCGCATGTTCTATTACCCATTGTTGATTAATTTCTATTGCTGTTTTAAATGTGTCTTTCTCATAATCAGAAAGTTCATCTAAATGTAATACTGAACCTCGTTGAGCTACAATAGATTGCCACACTGCATCTGTGTTTAATCCTTTTTTAGTTAATAGCTTTTCTAAATATTTATTTTTAACTAAGAAAGAACCTGACATAGTTTTTTGCACATAAGCATTAGCTCTAAAAGGTTCTATTGAAGGTGATGTAGTTCCACAAATAATTGAAGAGGAAGCGTTAGGAGCAATAGCTAATAAGTGAGCATTACGCATTCCAGTACCTTCCATGTCTGGTGCTTCACCTCTTTTAATTGCTAAACTTTTACTTTCTTCAACAGCTTGTTCTTTAATCTTTCTAAATATTTTTAAGTTCATAGCTTTTGCTAATGCACTTTCAAAAGGAATACCTTTAGATTGTAGATATGCGTGAAAACCCATAGCTCCTAATCCAATACTTCTTTCATTAGCCGCACTAAACTTTGCTCTAAATACATTTTCTGGTGCATTCTCTATAAAGAAAGATAAAGCATTGTCTAAGAACCTTACTAAATCAGGAATAAACAAAGGTTCTTTTTGCCATTCATCATACTTTTCTAAATTTACTGAAGACAAACAACATACTGCTGTTCTATTTTCATTTGTAGGTAAAGTAATTTCAGTACATAAATTTGAATGATGTACTCTTAACCCTAATTTCTTTTGGGTTTCAGGCAACGCTTCATTGATAGTATCTATAAATGAAACATAAGGCTCACCAGTAGCAACTCGTGTTTCTAATAATTTTTGCCACAACTCTCTTGCTGATACAGTCCTAACTATTTCTTTTGTATGAGGGTCTATTAAATTCCAACTGTCATCATAAGTGGGTTCTGCAATACATTTCTCTATAAGTTCCATAAAGTCATTAGAAATGTTAATACCATGATGAAGGTTAAGACATTTTCTATGTATGTCTCCACCACTAGGTTTACGCATTTCTAAAAATTCTATTATCTCTGGGTGAGACATATCCATGTAAGCCGCATAACTTCCACGCCTTGTTTTACCTTGAGAGAACGCAAGTATCTCACTGTCAACTACATGAAGAAAAGGAATTGAACCAGATGATTGTGAACCACCTGATGTACTAACACCATCACTTCTTACATGACCCCAGTAACCGCCGATACCTCCACCAATAGATGCCAACCAAGCATTCTCTGTGTAGTGTCCTGTTAATCCGTCTCTACTATCTCCAACATAATTTAAGAAACAAGAGATAGGCATACCTCTTGTACTACCACCATTAGATAAAATAGGTGTTGAGTACATAAACCAAAGTTTAGAAGCGTAATTATAAATACGTTCTGCCATCTCATCATTATCTGAAAATGCTTTTGCCGCTCTCATAAATCCATCTTGCGGTGATGTTTCTTCTGGTAATAAATATCTATCTTTTAATGTGGTCTTACCAAAGTCAGTAAGTAAATTGTCTCTGTCGTAGTTAATCATAAATGTTTTATCTCTAAGTATCTTTCTCTATCTAATGTTAAATAATTAATTTCTACTGGTTCAAATATGTCTAAAGTTTTAAACACCATGTGTTTATCTAAGTGACTACATGTGTAGACATCTAATTGAACCATAGCAGGTTCGTCTTCGTCCCATGAATGAAATGCTATGTGTGATGTTTCAATGGCTTGTAAACAAGTAAGACCTTTATTACCTTCTTTGTCTACATACACTGCAACAGTATCTCCTAATGGTTTCATTTTTAGTTTTGCAACTAACTCTCTTACCCATCTTTTAATAAACTCGACATCTTTAGGAGGTTTGTTTACTGTGGCACGAATAATAATATGCTTATGTTCAAGCATCTTTACTTTCTGTGACTTTAGGTACGCCTTCTTTTTCTATAATAAAGTCAATGTATTGTTTTGCTTTTTTTAAATCTTCTATACCGCCTTTACCTCTCCACCTTGTAATGTACTTAACAACATTACCTTCGCAGTATGTGAGTTTGTTTGCTATGATATAATCAATAGGTTCAATCTCATTGTTTGCATAGTGTGGAGGGTTTTGTATCATATCTGCCATAGTGTAACCTTCCCTGTTTTTTTATTGTATTCTCCATGTCTTAAAATGTGTGCAACCCTAGCTTGTTGTAGAGCTTCTTGTTCGGTGTAACCTTTGTCTTTGTAAATACCTTTAACAATTTTCCATAAGTCTAAAAGTGGAACATTAGTGTATTTCTTAATTAGCTTTTCTGCTGTCTTAATTCCAACACCATCAATACCATCATACCCATCAACCTTATCTCCAGTTAAAACCTGTATCATAAAGTTATAATCAGCTAATCTTTGAGGGATTTGTTCAGCAGTCATGCCATCATTAGATAACGTGCAAGGAATAGTACGCATGTCTTTATCAATACTGACTATTACTCTATCTTCTTGCGTGGGTTCAGTTGCCATAATACCCATGACATCATCAGCTTCTAAGTTCTTCCACACTACACCATTATGTTTTTCCATAATGTGTTCACGCATTGCATTTAAAACTATAGGTTTACGTTTATTATTTCTGTTAGATTTATATGTTGGAAGAATATCTTTTCTAAAATTATTCTTATCTGTTAATGCAACGATATAATCATCTGCTGATAAGTTAGAACCTAAGTCATCTATGACTGCATCAAATTGTTGTTTACAACTATTTTCATTTGAATGTAATGTCCACAGTCCATCACCCCAATTAGTTTCTACTTCATTGTTCGTGGCAATTTGATACGCAAGTATATCACCATCAATTAACAATACTTTTTTCTTTTTATACATTTTTAACTATCCTCTCCTGCATAGATTTGCTTAAATTTTTTGGTAAAAATATTTCGGCTAAAGGTATAAGAACAAACCTGCTTCTAAACCCATCACCACCTGCTTTTAAAGTTTTGATATATTTTTTAGCTAATCTCTTTACAGTTCTTGTATCAAATATTAATCTACAATAATCCTTATCGCCATCAGCTAATATGTGTACCCAATAGTTTGCAGTTGTAGCCATAATACCTGAAGGCTTACCATTACATTCTACTTCAACAGCAATGTTACCAGTTTTAAACCACCAGTCTCTTTCGGTTTTAACTTCTATTTTAGTTTTATCTTTATCTAAAATTGAGGCTAATTTCTTTTCTCTCTCTTGACCATATTTCAAGTCAATATCAAATTTTTTATTTATCAATGTGTTCCACTCCAATTAGTTGAAATTTTATATTCGCCTGTTAGCGGCACTCTTAGATTGAAGTGTTCACCTGCACGTTTAATACATTCTACTGCTATCCTACCAATCTCATCAGCGTCTTTTTCTTCACACTCAATTTGTATTTCATCATGTACCCATACAACTTGTTGTGCGTTCTTATATTTCTGTATCTCTTTGTTAAATTCTACTAACCATCTCTTGCACAATATTGCCCCTGCTGATTGCAAAAGTGTATTGAGTGCTGAGTAGCTGTTCCTAACTTTGATTTGTCTTTTGTCTAAACCTGTTAGATAACCTCGTTCAGCCGCAGATTGTACGCCTTCTATAAGTTTATGTAATGCAGGTAAGTTATTTAAAAATCTTTTCTTAATCTTTCCTGCTTCTTTAAAAGGTTTGTTTATTACTTCAGCAATTTTTTTGACACTTCCACCATATAAAAAACAATAATAGAAACGCTTTGCTAAATCTCTACTGTCTAGCCCTGCTAGTTTTTGTGTCTCTGTATGTATGTCACCTTCAAGAGCAACCTTTGTATATGCTCCATTGTCAAACTTAGACATGTAATGACAAAGCATCATCACTTCTAAAGAGCTTACGTCTACACCTACTAATCGTTTACCTTCTGGTACTGTGAATAATTCTCTACACTCTTTACCAAACGGAGCTGATGTACTAGGGACTTGACCTAAGTTAGGGTATGAATGACTAGCTCTTGATGTAACACATGAATTAGTATTACAAGTGCCATGTATCTTACCATTACGTTCATGCTTTAACCAAGCCTGTGAACCATTTGCTATTTGTGCAATTCTTTTATTTAATAAAAAATGTTCACATAATATTTTTGCTTCAGGATATGGAAGTTTAGATAATATACTGTCATCTAGTTTTGCTTTACCATCTGCTGTAAATTCTTGAGCGTCCCAACCGTACTTCTCTTTTAATCTTTGAGCTACATGGTGTCTGCTTGATGGATTAAATATGGTAACACTATCTTTTAGTTTCTTACCTGTTTTTGTTGACCATCTTTCAGTAACTATTGGTTGGAATACACCTTGTAGTTCTTCTGAAAGTTCAGCAAGTCTTGCTTTTAATTTAACAGACAAAGCCTGTGCTTTTTCAGTATCAAATGTAAAGCCATGTTCTTCTTGTTTAAATATAAGTGAAGCTACTTCATGTTCTAAATCCATAGCTTCTTGGGAGTAACCTTTTTCTTCGATAACTTTATAAAGTTTATAAGTAACTTCTGTATCTTGTTTACAATACTCAAGCATCTCAGGTGTAAAAGTTTGCCAGTCAGTTTCTATCTGTTCTTTGTATTCACCTATACGATTGCCCCATGCTTTTAATGAGTGTTTACCTATGCAATCTTTTGGAAAATCTTTTATTGAAAAATCTTTATCTTTGATGTCAGAAAATATTAATCTAGTACCTACAAGTGTGTCAAAAATTTTGCCTGTAAATGTAGCGGAATATAATTTTTCCAATACAGGAATATCAAATTTAATTATATTATGTCCTATAATTAACTCTGCTTCTTTTAATTTTTTAATAGCAGTTTCATTATCAGGTGTAAGTATTTCCCCTGTGTCTATATCTTTTAAAACAATGCAATGTACTTTGTCACAAGAATGTAAAAATCCATTGGTCTCTATATCAAAAACGTATCTCAAACTGATACCTTTTTAATTTTCAAGACGTTTACTGAAGGCATAGTAGTGACGTTACCTACATCACCTAATGTGCCATCATCATTAAAATTAACATCACCTGCAATTATATGCACATCTTTGTCTGCTCTTAAAAGCCAACCTGCTGTAATACAGATAGTAACTTTACTTGCTTTAGCTTCTTTTAATGAAGTCCAAATAGCAGAGGCATTTATATCTTTCCAATAACAATGCACAAATGGTGCATCTAGTATCTTTTTATTTATTTTCGGTAGTTTCATAATTAATGTAATGTTTCTAATTTAACTTCTATATTCCACGCCGCATCATCACCGCTCAATGCCATGCTTGTTAAAGTATCTTGCAACATGAAAGCTGTTTTAATACTTCCAACAGATATTGTTTGGGGGACGTGTGTTGATTTATATTTGGCAACTGCATCAGCAATTAAGCCAGACCAAAACAAAGCGTTTCGTTTATGCTTTGTTGTTGTTTTTTTAGTAGTCATCTAATACATCAGGTGTTGTCTCTGTCAGACAACCTGTGTTTAAATCATATAATAAAGTACATGCTTTACCTGTCTCACCACTAAACCTGTTTTTTAAAATTGTAAGATTTGCTAATTTCTTTTCTGATTTAATATCTCTATTAATACCTATGATTAAATCTGATAGTTGACCTATAGATGCTGAACCTCGAAGACTGTTCATGGTAACTTCTTTACCGTCTTCAAAACCTTTATCACCTTCTGACCTACGAAGATGTGATATAAGAATAACACCTATACCTGTTTCTTCTACCAGTGTTCTCAATTTACTTACAAAATAATCTATAAGTTTTCTTTCATCATTAGTATGTTCATCACCTAATGCTGATAGAGCCATGTGTAGATGGTCTAATACTACGAAGTCTACTTCACATGACTTTGCTAAATATCTTATTTTGTTAAGAAGGCTATCGGCGACTGTGTTGCCAAAATGGTTATATAAATAAAAGTTCCCATTACCAATAGTAGATTTAAAAGTTTCTTGTAATTGTGTTTCACTTATTCCTTCTCTTGTTAAGTGCAAAGGTTTCTTTAGGTGAACACCCATAATACCTAACGCACTACGTTTAATACTTTCTTCTAATGCAATGTAGCCAACACCAAAACCTTGTTTCAATAGGTCTAACGCAACGTGTCTACAAAAAGATGATTTACCTACACCTGTACCTGCTGTGATAGTTGTTAACTCACCTTTTCTTAATCCATGAGTTTTATCATTAAGAGATTTAAAAGGATATTGTGCGGTAACATAATTATCTTCTTTCATTATCTCATCAAATATTTCTGAGCCTAAGACAATTCCATCAGGTCTGTATGGTTTAGCGTCCCACATAGCTTTAACTAATTTATCTTCCTGACCTGCTAACAACATTTCGTTAGGGTCTTTTAAAGGTAGAGACGCAATCTTGGCTTTCGAAGGCGTAAGAAGTTTTGCACATTCTATCGCCGCTTTCTGCCCCTGTTCGTCTTGGTCGAACATAAAGATTACGTTCTCATAACCCTCCAAGAAATCGAGTGATTTTTGTATGTCTTTTTTTGCACCTGCCGCACCTGTTTTAATAGATACAACGTCCCATTTGTTGTTATCCATACATTGTGACATTGTAAGTGCATCAATTTCGCCTTCACATACGGTTATGTATTTACCTTTTCCTTTACAAGTATGTTCTCCAAACAAACCTGCTTCTTTAGGTGTACCTAACCACTGAAAATCTTTATTAGGGTATCTAAGTTTTTGTGCTACTAACTCTTTGCTATCATTATAATAATTAGCAATATGACAAGGACGTGCAAACCATGCACCCACTTGATAGTTATATTTTTGTACTGTATCTAAATTTATTTTTCTTTTATTAAGAGGCAAATGTTCGCCTGTAATAAAATTACTTTCTTGTTTTGTGATTGGTGTAAGCTCCATTGTTGATTGTCCTTGTGTTGTTTTGTTACATGAAAAACAATAAGCATGTCCGTCTGAATAAATAGAATTGGCATCAGATGAACCGCAGTTGTCACATGAAGTGTGATATAAAAATTCATTTTCGTTCATTGTAAGTCTGTAAAGATTTTTTCTGGTTTTAGTTTTTTGTAAACTTCGCTAAATTTTTTTAGCAAAATATTCCAGTTTGTTTTGTGTATAGGTGCTTTAGTTTTGTTCCACAGTACAGCTTCTTCGTTTATCTGCCTGTTAAGCGTTTCTAATTCAAAATGTTTCATTGGGATTAATAAAGGGAGGGGCTAACTTCAGTCTCCCTCCATTAGCCCATAAATAAAAAACGCCCCTAGCTATTTCTAACTAGGAGCGTCTCAATCAACAATCGCACTTGTGTCAAAACACATGCACGATTTGGAGTTAATTGCATTTCTGCAACCCACTACCTCAACCTTGTACTTTGTTTTCAACTTTTTGACAAGTTCTCTTAGCGAAGAGTATTGTTGAAATGTAAAGTTAGTGTCGAGAGTTTTTCCATCTTCAGATAAGCCTCCTACAAGACCTACTGCAATAGAATTTTGATTAGTAATTAAAGGTTGGTTTATTGGTAAAATTGCACCAGACATATCTTCTGGTCTACCATTTTCTACTGTACCATCTCTTTTAATTACAAAATGAAAAGCGTTGTGAAAGAAACCTTCTTTTCTATGAAGTAAAGTTATATCCTTTGCACTTAAATTTTGATTAGCTTTTGTTTTAGTTGAATGAACAACTATAAAATCAGTTCTACTTCTAAGATTATTGTTCATTTAACCACTCCAATGGAATATGTTTGTCTGCATATTTAAAACCATATTTTTCACACCACATGGCATAAGTTGTTGCAGACTTTTTAGATATTCGGCTTCTTGAATTACTAAATATAAATCTAATATCTTTTTCTGGGTGTTGCTCTTTTACAAGTCTCATCTTCTGTCTGTCAGCAGAAGTAAACAAACCTTTTGTTTCGATATAAATATCTTGTTCATCTAGGTAAAAGTCAGGCGTATAAGCATGAGCTTTCTGTGGTTTGACATACGTCAATTTAACCTTCTCATATTTATACTTTACCTTATTAGCATCTAGCTCTTGTGAGATTGCTATTTCAAGACCTGACCTAAACCCATATTTAAGTCCTACTTGATTAGAAGTCAGATGCTTCTTGTATCTCATCTGCTTCAGTAGGTTGTTCTTCGGGTGCAACATAACCATCTTTAATTTCGTCAAAGCCATGCCCTTTTGCTCCTGCACCTGCTCCGCCTTCAACTAACTTGGTTATTTGTACTGCCTTTAATCTCAAAGACACACCTGCTCCCGCCATTGCGGTGTAGTAAGGTATCATGTCTGCTGAAATTTTCATTTCAGAACCAGACCATACTTGCTCTTTCATTGGTGTGCCTTTGCTATCAAAAATTGGTATCTTGATGTCTATTACGTCACCAGATTTCATCATAATTTTTGCTTTAGCTTTGAATTTGAAGATGATATTGCCAGTTGGTTTACCCTCAATATATTCTTCTTCAAAAGGCATGTTTGCTGTTTTAGGTTCTTTACCTTTAGTTTTTTCTTTAGCCATTTCTAAAGACTTTTTCATTTCTTCTTTAATGGATTTAATTACTGTTTGAGCTTCTGACCCTTTTAGAATGAGGTTAGTTTTAAAGTGTCCTCCATTCTCTTTATCAAATTTAGTGTCAGGCGTGTTTAGCCAACAGTATTGAGAAACACCCACAGGTGTTACTATCTTATTGTATGTTTGTTTAGTCATTATTTCCTTATTGTTATTGTTCTCAGTGTTTTCTCCATGTTGATTATTCTAATAGTGTAACTTTACTATCCGATAGTGCATAGGTTTAGGCAAAGAAAAACTTGGATTGATGTAGTAAAGCTAAATTTAAATCACCACTTTCAGGTATTGCAGGTAATTTATTTCTAGTTTCATCAGGCAATAATTGCCCAACATCTAATTTAAACTTTGTAAATAAGTCTTGACTAAAAGTATCTACAAAGGCTTCTCTTATGCTTTGATTAAGTTTATCTATATCACAAGCGTGTGTAGCAAAACTATCATGCACATTGCAAAAACTATCAATACCTTTTGCTTTAGCAATATTAACAGTCTTAACCATACAAGCACTATCTAAGCTATGAACATAGTTAGCCGCTACAGCATTTCTACTTCTTAACTTATCAGTTTCTTTTGTTTCTTGTTTTATCTGCGGTGCAAACACCTCACCCATTAAATGAGACCTTACTCTTTTACTTTTCATTTCTGGGTAGTATTGAAACACAGGAAAGCCTACAGGTGTAACCCAATGTATAGGTATTCCTTCTTTTGCAATTATCTTTGCATTGTTTTGTAGATAATCCATACCTACCCTAGCTGATTTTAAATTCTCACCTATACTTGCCCAAATAATTTTAGACAAATATGTTGC